ACGCAACGGTCATTGCGGTGCGCCAAGGGCGGGATATTGTCAATATAACGCGGCACCGAGGCGACGACACCATGACAGTGGTGGGGCACATCATTGAGGCGATGGAGGAGTACAAGCCTGCAATGGTGGTGATTGACGAGGGTGGCCTAGGCGCAGGGATTGTGGACCGGCTCAAAGAGCAGCGGTACAAGATTAAGGGCGTAAATTTTGGAAATAAGTCTAAAAACCCGATAATGTATGGAAATATGCGCGCTCAGATGTGGGGTGAAATGAGGGAGTGGCTGAAATCTGCTAGTATTCCGACCGACAGGTTCTTGAAAACGGACTTAATTTCACCTAAGATGAAGCCTGATTCACGTGGAACAATCTTCTTGGAGAGTAAGAAAGAGATGAAAGCCCGAGGTTTAGCTAGTCCAGACGCTGCGGACGCAATATGCGTGACGTTTGCGTTTCCTGTGGCGCATCGGGAGTACCGAGAGCCAACGGCGCGGCGGTATTCGGATCACTCGGCGGTGTCTACGGGGTGGATGGGGTCATGAAGAAGGTATCTCTCAGTGTCGGACGCGGCGAGAAGCTGCCTACGTCCAAAGGCGCAGGGTTGACTGCCAAAGGGCGGGAAAAGTACAATGCAGCTACTGGCTCTAATTTGAAAGCGCCAGCCCCTAACCCTAAAACCAAGGCAGATCAGGGCCGCAAGGACTCATTTTGCGCTCGGATGGAAGGTGTTGTGCAAAATGCCAAAGGCCCAGCAGAACGGGCCAAGGCGTCACTTAAACGATGGAAGTGCTAATCATGAAATCTAGTAAGCCTGGACTCTACGCCAATATTAACGCCAAACAAGAGCGCATCAAAGCTGGCTCTGGCGAGAAAATGAACAAAGTTGGCAGCAAGGCAGCGCCTAGCGCCAAAGACTTCAAAGACTCGGCCAAAACGGCTAAAAAGAAATGAGCAAGTCAGCTACTCACTATTTACCTGATGGCAAGGTCTATAAAGGGCCAATCCATAAGGCAGGAAGCGTTTTAATGACGGGCGAAAAGCACACTGCGACTAGCCGCAAACTTGCACATACACCACCTAAAAAACCTAGTAAATAGCCATGCCACTCAAAAAGTCACCTACGCCTGCGGCGTTTAAGGCCAATATCAAGACTGAGGTCAAGGCAGGCAAGCCTGTCAAACAAGCGGTGGCAATAGCCTACGCAGTCAAGCGCAAGGCTGAGAAAAAGTAATGGCTGACTACACCGGCATTAACAAGGTTGGCAAGGTCGCTGATGTTGGTGGGGGTGACGATGTAGAGTACGGCGATATGCTCTCTACCATGCGCTCTCGCATGACGATGGCGGTGGATGCCTACAGTGAAAGCCGGGGCAATGAACTGGACGACCTGCGGTTCATGGCTGGCTCCCCAGACAACCAGTGGCAATGGCCTGCTGATGTGCTGGCGACTCGCGGGGCCGTGCAAGGGCAGACTATCAACGCCCGCCCCTGCCTAACTATCAACAAGCTGCCGCAACACGTGCGCCAGGTCACCAACGACCAGCGGTACAACAAGCCCAGCGGCAAAGTGATACCCGCCGATGACGTTGCTGACCCTGAGATGGCAGAGATATTCAACGGCATAGTGCGGCACATTGAGTACATCAGCGACGCTGACATTGCCTACGCTACTGCCTGCGAGAACCAAGTCACCTACGGCGAAGGCTACATTCGGGTATTGACTGAGTACTGCGACGAGAACAGTTTTGACCAAGAACTCAAGATTGGTCGTATTCGCAATTCATTTTCGGTCTACATGGACCCCGCGATTCAAGACCCATGCGGTGCGGATGCGCGCTGGTGCTTTGTCACGGACGATGTGCCTAGGGACGAGTACGAGCGCCTGTACCCCAACGCCGCACCTATCAGTAGTTTGCTGTCTCTGGGCCTGGGCGACCAAGACCTCCAGCAGTGGCTGCGCGATGAGACAGTGCGGATTGCGGAGTACTTCTATGTGGAGTACAAAGCCGAGACACTTAACCTGTACCCCAACAATATCACGGCGTTTAACAACTCGCTTGATGACAAGCAACTCAAAATGCTCTATGGCAAGCCGCTGAAGACTCGGATTGTGCAACGGGAAAAAGTTTGTTGGGTCAAATCCAACGGTTACGAGGTGCTGGAAAAGCGCGATTGGGCGGGTAAATACATCCCGATTGTGCGGGTGGTAGGCAATGAGTTTGAGGTTAACGGGCAGATTTATGTCTCGGGTCTGGTGCGAAACGCCAAGGACGCCCAGCGGATGTACAACTACTGGGTAAGCCAAGAAGCCGAGATGCTGGCCCTAGCACCCAAAGCACCGTTTATTGGCTATGGTGGGCAGTTTGAAGGCTACGAACACCAGTGGAAGACGGCCAATACCACCAACTGGCCCTACCTTGAGGTCAATCCAGACGTTACTGACGGCGCTGGCGCTACGCTGCCACTGCCCCAGCGCGCCCAACCGCCAATGGCTTCTAGCGGCCTTTTGCAAGCAAAATCAGGCGCGTCTGAGGACATCAAAGCCGCCACTGGGCAGTACAACGCCAGTTTGGGCATGGGCGGCAACGAGCGCAGCGGCAAGGCTATTTTAGCTAGGCAGCGCGAGGGCGACGTTGGAACTTACCATTATGTAGACAATCTAGCCCGTGCCATACGCTACGTGACCCGGCAACTGTTGGACATGATCCCCAAAATCTACGACACCCAGCGCATTGCCAGAATTATTGGTGAGGACGGCGATACTGAGATGGCAAAGATTGACCCATCCCAAGAGATGCCGGTCAAACGAATCGTCAATCAAGAAGGCATTGAGATTGACAAAATCTACAACCCCAATGTCGGCAAGTACGATGTGGTGGTGACCACCGGCCCAAGCTACAGCACTAGGCGGCAAGAGACACGAGAAGAGATGGCCCAACTGCTGCAAGGCAACCCTGCGCTCATGCAAATTGCAGGCGACTTGTTTGTCAAGGCAATGGATTGGCCTGGGGCAGATGAGTTGGCTAAACGCTTGGCTAAAACCATTGACCCCAAACTCTTGAGCGACGATGAAGACCCAGCTTTGCAAGCTGCCAATATGCAGATGCAGGCAATGGGGCAAGAGATGGAGCAGATGCAACAAATGCTTCAAAATGTCGGCAAGTCTATTGAAATGCAAGACTTAAAACGCAAAGAATACGAAGTTGAAATCAAAGCCTACCAGGCTGAAACCCAACGTATTGCAGCCGTTCAAGCAGGCATGAGCGAGCAACAGATTCAAGATATTGCTATGGGTGTAGTGGCCGCAGCGCTAGAATCACGCAATGAAATGAACGGTATACCCGATATGGAAATACCGCAGCAGCAAGAAATGATGACGCCACCAAATCAAGGTATGTAATATGGCTACCACATCTCTATCCCCCACACCCAAACTGCAATTCTTTGACGCCAATGGTGCGCCACTGGCCGGTGGGCTGCTCTACACCTACCAAGCTGGCACAACTACGCCATTAGTCACCTACACCGACTCCACTGGCGTAAGTGCTAATACCAACCCCATTGTCTTGGACAGTCGGGGCGAGGCCAATGTGTGGCTGGGGACAAATATTTACAAATTTGCCCTGTACACCAGCGCAAGCGTGTTGATTTGGACTGTAGACAATATTTCGACTAACAACAACAATTTGCCAGTTACTGACTTTGTAGGCACAGGTACTCAGACGGCCTTTGCAGTCACAGACGGTTTTACCGCTATCTACATCAATGGCGTGTACCAAAACCGCAATACTTACGCTGTCACCAGCGGCACGGTGACGTTTACTGAAGCACCACCCATCACATCTACCATTGAAGTTGTTTACAGCTAGGAACTATCATGTTAAAGACCACAACCTCAATCATTAATGCCAGCCAGATTGCAACACCGATCTCGTTTGCTGGTGACGTTACCCTATCCACAGGCAACCTAGTCATCGGCACATCTGGCAAAGGAATTGACTTTTCTGCCACAGCAAGCACAGGCACCAGCGAGTTGTTAGCTGACTATGAGGAAGGTACTTGGACAACAACCGTTGCAAATATAACAAATTTTACTGGCACGCCAACACTTGTAGGTGGAAAATATACAAAAACTGGGCGCGTAGTGTTGATAGAAGGTAAGT